GTACGGATACAATGCGACTGTTGGAAATTTATATGAAGAATCAGGAACAAAAAAGGTAAAATTTGAGCGTGAGTTTTCCGGTACTGTAGTTGTGATTACTATAAACTATACCATCATAGAAATGACTAATACAGTTGTGCAACATGGATATGTTGATTTTCCCAATGGAACAACGGTAAAAACGGCAACCATTACAGCGGTTGCCGTAACAAAAACTTTTGTTTTGGCAGGAGCTTCAACTGAAACTTACGACGCATGGGCACGAGATTTTTTTATTCTTACTGAAGTAACTAACACAACCACAATAACCCTTCGACGCGGCCAGGGTTCTGGTGATTTGCATTGCCATTATCAGGTAATAGAAATGAGCGAGATTACTTCTTTACAAACTTTATCGGGAACTATCAGTAACACCAATGCTACATTAGATATAACAATCACAGAAGTTGACCTTACAAAAGCAATTCTCATACCTTCTTACAGAATAACAAGCGCGAATTTCGATTCGGACAATAATAGAACTATTAGGCTTTACAATTCTACAACCATAAGATTTTCGGCGATTTATGGTATTAGTGACGGGTATATTTATTATAATTTTGTAGTAATAGAATTACCTTATATCAATGTATTAAGGGCTTATACCACCATATCTTCAGGTGATTCGACTGCTGATGTTACGCATGGCGGTACAATAGACCCTAATAGGTCAATAGTAAAAATTGGGGGTAATGCTCGCACCTGGTGCTCTGCAAACTATTCGAGTAAAAACGCTGCGGATTCGTGTTTTAGACCAAGTGCGTTGACAGCTTCGCAGTTTACTTTAACACGCGGTAAGTCTGGCGTAACTGCATACGTTCCCTGGGAAGTTATTGAGTTTCCTGCTTTATCAGCTACCGTTTTAGATCATCCAACAGGCAGGGGTTTGTCTCGTGGAGTAATACGTGGAATAAATTAAAAGGAGTAAATAAAAAATGGAAGTATTAAGAAAAAATGGTGTGTCAAGTTCGTTTGTGTTTCCGCTTGTGAGCGTGGCGTCTAGGCCTGACTATGTTTCCGGTGCGACTTTTGCCGCCGGGGATGTAAAAATTTTACGTCATACAGGGGGCGTATGGAATGTTGCAAATGTAGGTACTCTACCAACCGAAATTAGTACCACAGGTGTATATTATATGCCATTAACCGCTACAGAACTTACACCGGATGATATTGTATATCCTGTAGTTATAAAAATAGTAGATCAAACATCTCCTAAAATTTGGGATGATACCGCAATTATAGTTACATTTAAAACCGCCGATGATGTTGCTGCTATTTTAGTTGATACTGCACTTGTTAAAGGGTACACAGACACGATTGAGGGAGTGCTCGGAACTCCAGTCGGAGCGAGCTTGTCCGCAGATATAGCAGCGGTAAAAGCCGATACCGTTTTAATAAAAGGGTATACAGATACGGTTGAAGCTTCACTTACTACAGCACTCGCAGACCTGGTTTTAATAAAGGGTTATACTGATAGTGTTGAAGCATCTTTGACTACCCTGTTAGCTGACAGCACTACGGTAAAAGCTGATTTGGTATTGATAAAGGGATATACCGATACTGTTGAAGCTTCTTTGACTACTGCACTAGCTGACCTGGTGACTATCGGAGCGGATGCAGTTTTAATAAAGGGATATACCGATACTGTTGAAGCTTCTTTGACTACTGCACTCGCAGATTTAGTTACGCTTAAAGCTGATACTGGCGTAATACAAGGTTATACCGATACCTTGGAAGCTTCATTGACAACTGCTCTTGCTGACCTTGTACTATTAAAGGGTTATACGGATACGCTTGAAGCAAGCGCTACTACTCTACTCGCGGATACGGTTACTTTAAAATCCGATACAAGCACTATTAAATCTGATTTAACCACCACGAAAAATAATAGTGCTACTATAGTAGGTAAACTGCCTTTGTCCTCTGATGCAATGGCAGGCGATTTAGACGTTAAGGACATTAAGGCTAAGGCTTTGGTAATATATACCGCGCTCCCTGCACAAACCGCAACCATTGCTTCACAAGATGACGTTTTAGCAATTCAGAACAACACTAATTTTTCTGCATCGATAATCCAAGAAATAATAATTCCAGTCGCTCCAGATGTAAAATGGATTCCCATTTCTGTGCAGCTAAGGGATTCCGGCGGTGCTCCCGAAGATCCCGACAGTAACGAACTAACCGTACAAATGAGGTGCGATACAGACTTAGTAAACTATACAGATTTGTATGATGAGTTGGGCGGGGCATCATTAATCGGCTCAACCACGTTCACGCCGGATTTTTACCTGCTTAAAAAAATAGATACCGGTATTTATGAAGCCTGGATTAAGGTTGTCGACACCATAACAGAGGGTAGTTATACTTTTACTTTTAAATATAAAGAAGCTACAGTGGTACAAATCTACACAAGAAATACTGCCATAATGACCGAGGCACCTACTGTAAACATTGAGATTGCTAATAGCCCTACAAATCAGGCAGTTATAGCACAGGCCATGAGGGATATAGATATATCCGATACACCTACCACTACGGGAAGCGTACTAAAAACCATTATTGACGAAATGGGAATAATAATAAATAAACTGCCTTCAGGGACTATATCAGATTTGTCGCTTAGTACAACCGTGGAATCAATAACTATATCCGAGATGTTTAGTATGCTCATGGCCATGTTTAATGGTAATTATACGATAAACACAGAAACGGGAATGGTAACATTTTTTAAACGTGATGACATAACGCCTTTATCAATAGTAAAAGTTACCGAGACTCAAAGAGAAAGGCAATTGCTACCTAGCTAAAAAGGTTAAAAATGTATTATCCAGTAAGTTTAAACTTAGCAACGTTCGGAATCAACTCCTCTTTTATTAGTGGTCTAGTGTCTACATGGGGATACAATATTTTTATTGGTGTTCCCAATGATTATATTGATGATTTTATAGCTACGTCTCAGGGATTATTGATTGAGCAATTCGAGGAATCCGAGAGTATACGGAAATTCGTTTCGATTTTTGTCAGACCTTTGCAGGAAACTGAACTTGTTGCGTCTCAACTTCTTAAGTGCAGAAATCTTGACAATGCTACAGGTGACAGACTGGACATAGCAGGCGAAATAGTTGGAGTTGAGAGAGGTTCTTTAAACGATAATGATTATAGGAACATAATTAAACTATATATTATGCTCAACAGAAGTTGCGGTGAACCTGAGATATTGATCACAGCACTTAAGTCTTTTACAAAAGCGAGTGCTGTACACTATTTCGAGTCTTACCCTGCTAAGGTAATAATTGAGTTTATATCACCGTTTACGCCGGATCCAAACTTAGAAACCATGCTGCAAAAATTAGCGGTAGGCGGTGTAAAGATCATGCTCTCATGGGCAATAGATGATGATCCAAATTTTTCTTTTAGCGGGGAGGGAGTTTTCCCGCCGCCATCAAAAACCTCTGGACTAGGAGAAGAATTCATGGCTATAGATGGCGGTAAATTTATTGAAAAGTACATATAGGGAGTAATATCATGGGTTTATATTTAGATACCGATCCGCCTGAAACAGTTCCAATCTTTGCGGAAGGCAATTTAGTTGATCCTGATAGTGGTTTAAATAACGTGATCGAACCGCCATATGAACAAAAAACATTTGGTTGGATACCGTCAAGAAAAGTTCCTCAACGCGGAGTCATGAACTGGCTTCATCGGTATACCGGCAGGTGGTGCAGTTTTTTAAAGGACTATTTTTTCCCTGAAGTCGACGGCGGTTTAGATGATCACGAAGATAGGATTTTAGATTTAGAACACAAAGCACATTGGCACACAGCAGGAATTGTTTATTTACAAATGCAAGTAACTAATGGATATTTTAGCAATTCCAGTCCTGGAGGGATTTTAACAGAGGACGGAAGAATTAATTTCGAACTTGATTATCAGATATTAGAAAATTCAGTGTTGTTTACCCACAAGGAGTGGTACGACTTTGGTAATTGGCCTATTTCTGAAAATTATTCTTATATTGGAGGGGCTATTGTTGCAGCTTATTCAACGTGTTATAATTTTAAAATAAATATTAGACCTGGATATGATTGGCCTTCGGATATTTTACCCTCATATAATTATAGTTACTTTTTAGGCAGTGTGTTATGTGCAGGTTCAAGCGAGATTTTACCTGTCTGGTTACAACCGCGGCCACAAAACGGATTGAGCGGGATTTTTTTAAGTGTTGATTGTCCAGCAACTTCAACGGGGCAAGTATTAGGATTAAACTGTTGTACCATTATAAGAGGTTTTACGATTTAGAAAAGGTTTTACGATTTAGAAAAGGAATATTTTTATGCTTTCGTATCTAACAATTGAACCGCCTGAAGTCGTTCCAGAATTTGCGACTGATGATTTAATCGATGAGGCCAGCGGGGTTAATAATGTCATTGAAGCTACTACGGAACAAAAGCTAAACGGTTGGTATCCATACAAAAAGCGACCTGAACGCGGGGTGATGAACTGGTTACATAGGCACACTGGTTTATATTGCCAATACATAAAAAAATTCCTTGTTCCTGAGATCGATGCAGGTCTTTTTGACCATGAAACCAGAATACATGCAATAGAATCTAAAAACCATAGACACAGACAAGGCACTATCAATTTACAAATGAGAGTGGTTGATGGGCACTTTTCAACCGCATCAGGGGGCGTACTTACCGAAACTGGTGAGATTGATTTCGACCTTGATTATCAAATACTTAATTATGATAATTTAGCAGTATTTACGTTTAAAGAAACGTGCGGTGAAGTTGATCTGGGTGAATACCCGTATATCGGCGGGAATGTGGTTGCCGATGGTGCTGGGTGCAATAGAGTAAATGTTGGTTTTAGAATCGGTGAGTTGTTTCCTTGGTGGGAATATCTCTGGGCACCGGTGAACCAGAATTATTTTATAGGCAGAATAAGCGCACCTACTTCTTTAATGGTACCTATTAAATTTGATGCAATAAGCTTTGAAATATACCCTCCCACGCAGCTTTTTCTGATAATTGATTTTCCTACTATTCTTACTAATACGCTTTTTGGGTTATGGTGTCAACCACTTTTCCGAAATAATCATGGATGGGGGGGATCGTAAATGTATTTAGATCATACGTATAAACCGGAGTCATTACCTGAATTTGCTACCGAGAATATGATTGATACCGTTACTGGAAAAAATAATGTGGTTGAACCGGAAACGTCACAGAAAAAATATGGTTGGCACCCGTTCAGGAGATTACCCGAACGTAATGTGTTTAACTGGTTACATCGGCATACCTATAATTTTTTAAAATATTTATCCGATGATCTTTTTAACGAGGTCAATGACGGTTTAACATACCACGAGACTAGAATTACTAATTTGGAAAGTTCCACGCATATACATAACTCTGGAACGGTTCATTTAAGTCTACAAGCGGAGAACGGATATTTTTTAACATCAGCAGATTACGGGACTCTTGTAACAGGTCAAATTCATTTTGATATGGATTATCAGATTTTTAACAAGGCGGTAATTTTTACTTATCAAGACGGAGCACCTGGAACTGTTCGTGGACTGGTCGGCGGTACTGTTCACGCCATAAGTGGAGTTAATACGTTTACTATTAGAGTTGTGCCTTCATCATATTGGCCGACATATTTAAATACTTCTGCGTTTTATCAATACTGTGTCGCGCATTTTCAATTCGGCTTATATCCTGCGTTGACTCAAACACCATTATTTTTAGATTTATATAATAATTTTACAAATTATTTCGATACATATTTATTTACTGTTACGATACCCGAAACATTATGGGGGTTCGAGAGTATATTTAGGATGTATTTGCACCCTTTGTATTACTGTGCAAAGTAAGACAAATTATAACGTTAGAGACCTTGTGACATCTGTTCCTTCCTTGGGGGATTTGAACTAACATTATTCAAATCCCTCTTTGCAAACCTAACATAAATGGGCATTTGACAATTCGGACTTTTAGCTTTTGCAGTAGCGGTTTTTACTGCATTGGTATAGCCCAATGAACTTAAAAATTTTTTGTTTTCAAGCTCCATAGTAATTTCTTTTTTTATTATGTCTACGATTAAAACGTATGACATTACTTCAGTGATACCGTTATCAAAAACGACCTCTATTAATTTATCACCAGTAACAACAGGTATGAGCGCGTGATTTCCGTTAACTTCTTTTTTAGTGTAGATAACGAGTTTTTTGCTGAATGCGTAATCGGTAATAATTCTTGCATGTCCTTGATTTAATGCAGTATCGAATCCGCCGGACTCCCATAAACATGGAACACCTTTTTTAGTAAACTCAGCTTTTAGTTTTATTTTGTTCATCTTTTAAATCCTTGATTTTTTGTTTGTTATTGGTTTCTATAGTTATTATCAACGTATTCTTGTGCTTTTTTTTCTTTTAATTTTTCTTCAATTTCTTCTTCAATTTCCTTCTCTTTTTCTCTTTCCAGTCTCCATTTAAACTCAAGAGCTTCAAGGTTTTTATGTTCTTGGTTTTCTTCTCTTTTTATTGCTTCCCGTAATCTTTTTTCTTTGTTAAATTCGCTCAACTTTAGATTGTCTATTTCTTTATGTAGTGTAACTACCGCAGTCTCACGCCACAGAAAATCCTGATCGCGATTGCAACAACAGTTACCGGCATGCCCGCCATGTACCTCAACCTCGAAACCTCGCCCGTTTTTAAGCAGTACGGCATGAGAGAAGTTTAAATTTATGTTTCGTTTTAAAGATTTTTTAGCTTCGTTAAATGTCATTTTCTTTTATCTCCTGAATAAATTCAATAATTTCCTTTACTTTAATTTCCAAATTTTCTAGAATGGCTTCGATTTCTTCATCTTCCATCACTCTTCATCTTCCTCTTTTTCATGAATATCTTCAATGATTTTTAACATATTTTTTATTTCGTCAATGACTTTTTTAATTTCGTCAATCGGATCATGTTTGTAAAATTGTGTTGCATGCCACTCTGCATATTCCTGCCCTAAGTTGAAACTATTTTATCATTAATCATTGTTCCCACCTTTCAATATTTTGTCTATTTCCATGATGCGGTTGAATAATTTTTCACGTTCTGATTTTAGTTCGTCGAGATTAATTTTTACAGGATATTCTATTTCAACAGTTTTGATCCATTCTGGTGGGTTATCTTTTATTTCTTTTGCAAGTGTTAAAGGAACGTCAAGTACTTTTATTTTTGTTCCACCACGGACTTCAGTTTTCCAGTTTTTTACACTTCCCCCAGAATCAAAACCCCCTTCTAAAACAATAATACCTGTTGACGTTTTTGCTCCTGAGTCACGCCCACTAGCTGAAGCTATTGGGCGACCATGTAACGAAAATCCACACAGAGAGTTGAACTGACAGTAATTATCTTTTGCAACACAAATCAACGTAACCATATTCGGAGGTTCATCAAAATATCCATATATTGATTCATAAACACTTTTGACTTCTGCATATACACGAGAATCAAATACCCAGGCTCGTGAGCTTGCATTCCATCGGCCGCCGATTTCTTTTGCTGCTTCTGGCAATTTTTTGTTGTAATCTGAGACAACAATAATTTGACTATCGGTTTTTTCAATTTTAATACACATGATTTTTTACCCTTCAATTTTAAGGTTTATGTTTAGAGGTTCGTTTTGAACCTCATATATATTATACCACCATTTAAGATATTTTACAAGTGTTATTTTGTATCTCGTTTGTTTTCATTGGCTTCCATTTTGCAGTCAATGTTGTGATAATAGCAGGTAGAAAATATTTCGCAGTCTATGCATAACATATAAATCCTGGGATTTTTATGTATGCAATGTTCTCTTATATTTCGTATGTCGTAGTTCATTTTTTAATCCTTCATTTTTAAGGTTTGTTTTGATAGAAGCTCATTTGCTTCTCTATATAGTATACACCTTTTTCAGACTTTTGCACTATAAATCGTATCAATATCAAATGTTTTTTTGGCATTTTGATTCTGTGGGATGATTTTTTTCAGTACTACAGCACAATAAATTTTATTTTTTTAATCCTAGGACACTTGAAAACACATAAAATTGACACAATAATACTTGACAACAAACTAATACCAAAGGTAATATTAAATAAAAGCTCACAAAACTATGAACTCAATAAAACCAAAAAAGTTTTACATAAACCCTCAAACAGGGAATGTTTTTTCTGGTGAGAATTGGATTAAATTCCCAGAAAAAGAAAGAAAAAATATTATTGAAGTTGTATGGAAACCTCCCAGTGCATTCAAAAATATACTTTATTTTTTGAGACTATCCCAATAAATATTTTTCTATCACCTCAACAGCTTCATCGTAACCAAAAACCACAGTTCCAAAATATCCTCTTTCTGCCGCAAGCAGAATAAATTCAATTTGTTCTTCTGTGGTTGATCTGTTCCCTTTTATTTTTAGCTCTATTACTGCACCATGATATTTACCCCTAGGCTCAAAAATTAAAAAATCTGGAGTGCCTTTTCTGTACCCCCGGCTCTTTAAAATTTTAGCTTGATGTATTTGCAACTTTATATCATTAGGCGCAATCGTAAAAAGACAATCAGGAAATTTTACTTTCATCCATGCTGCAATTTTTATTTGCTCTGTAGTCTCATGGTGTTTGTTTTTGTTTTTATACTCAAACGGCCAAGACGAAACAAAATTTTTAACCATGTTGATCACCACGTTTTTAATTCCACAAACACCGGGATATTATACTGCACTCCAAACATTATTATTTTTTCCCCATAACTAAAATTATACATTGCAGAGCCGAAAATGTTTCCAAGCTGGAAATTTACTCCTACAGCACAAACCTCAAGACCAAAAAGAGCAGTAATTCCGGCTCCGATTATTGGGCGGTAAACGAATAAATCAATATTACTGTGATTAATTCTGTACATTTCGCAGGTCGCAGAAACTCCACTAGAGACATTTGGGTAATAGTTCCATTTGCCATTTTTTTTGATTATTGACGTGAGCGATACAGGGACATCCGTTGATAAACCAATCAAAAATTTTTTGTCTGTTGAGTCTGAAGAAGTTCTTACATGTGATTCTAAAATAACATCTTGCGCATATGCGCATACCACAAAAGCCATTAAAAAAACTATTGCTTTTTTCATAATTCTACTCCTTATAAAATTTCTTCGCAATATTCACAGTAATTTCCGTTCGTTATTAATTTATGAGGTTTACCTTCTTGACATGGTAGGGGAAAAGAAAAAAAGTCGAAAACTTTTCTGGAATAATACTTGTATATTTTTTCACACGCGTCACAAGTATGAAAATAAATTTTATTATCCTCGTAAATAAAACCATCATCTTTAGTTATATAGTTTCCAACGCGACAGTATGGACATTGTATATCGATTATTTCCATATTTTTTTTTCCATTTGTTTTAAAATTTTTTCTTTTTCGCATGAATTATTATCAGGATACGTATCAAATATTTTCCGCCAGCAACCAGATGAGTTTTTGCTTGTTACGCACAACTCATCTGGACAAATCTTACATTTTATCACTTTGATCATATTTTACGCTTGAAGAACCTTTAAATTGCTTTCACTAGTTTTTGAGTTCTCGATAATCCAGCTTGAATACCAAGAACTATATCCCGTGCGTAGTATCTCCTCAATTTTTTCTTTGCCAATAAGCAATTCATCTAAACAAAGTGCTTCGATTGCGGTATCTGAGTACGTACCTAGACATCCCTTTTTAAGAGCGCACTTTGCGATTTTCATCTCCTTTGATGTACCTGGGAAGGTGTTTTCAAGTACGCCTTCGATCTCCTCAACTAAAATTCTTTTGTTGCGATAATATAACTGTCCCTCATCACTAGGTATAAGGTTTGTTGTGTTAGTAGCTCCAGCAACGTCACCAGTTTTTAAACCCATTAAAAAATCCACCACAGGCTTGAAATCATTATACGTAGGGTTGATAAATGTTTTTCCGTTGATCAAACCAGACCTGTCTTTCATAATCATTGCGGTATACCATTGTACAATATTACCATTCTCAATTTTTTGTTCTGTTGACATCCATATATTCATGTCCGGCTCATACGGTGTCTCGCCTGAGAGTTTAAATTTTACTCCGGACTGCACAAACTCTTTTTTAGTTTTGCCATTGTCCTGCTCAATCTCTTCCAGGTCATATTTATACCCCCCTCTACCCGTAAACACAACACAACCATCGGCGTCAACGAGAACATTGTTAAATTTTTCTTGCCATTCAGGAATGATATTTGCCCAATCTTTCATGGTTAAAAAATTTCGATGCAATCTGTCTTTGTAATCTATTATAAATTGATACCAAATTTTAGTCAACGAGTCAATAAAAATATAGTCAACCTCACCGGTATTGAGGTAATGAAAAGCATCCAAAACATCCGCGAGATGAAATGTGTTTTTAACAAAAATTTTAATACCATTTTTCTCGAAATAGGGCATCAAAAACCGAGCGCCTTTCTCGTTATCTATAAGCATAATAGGTGCTTGTAATTTTAAATCAATGTAGCTACCTGCCACGAAACTTGACGCGGTTTGTGTTTTGCCTGCACCAGCAAAACCGCCAAACGAGACTTTTATAAAATTATTTTTCGCTACTAATTCACTTGCAAACTCTGTGAGTTTTAAAAACATTTTTCTACCTCATTTCTTTTTTTAAATTCTTCAATTCGCTGCTCCTTGGATAATAAACGCCTATGATCCATCTCGTTTTTTAAATTCTGATATTCGTTTCGTATATAATTTTTTTCGTGACGTGGATTCTCAGAACACAAAGAACATTTTTGTAATTTTTTAGGCTCAGGGGTACCGGCTTTTCGGGTACTGCCACAATAACTAGAACTGTAGGGGCATTTAAAATAATAATTTATCATGTTGACCTTCCTGTTAATAATATTGTTTTATAGTCTCATTATACTAATATACATTGTTTTTATGAGACTATGATAAAAATCTCTAAAAGTTACAAAAAATTATTAAATATCTCTGATTTTAACCTATTTAGGGATCTCTCTACAGGCTCAATCCCTGAGTTAATTTCATAATATTCGTCATCACAAACATCTAGAAATATTTCTGTGTTTTCTCTGGAAATATCTTTTATTATTGTGATCTTTATTTTTACATCTATATCGTTAGGGTTAACATTGTTTTCAAAAAAAAGACTGTGATTAAAAATTAATCTCCTGTATTCGTCGGAAATATTTTCAATCAATCCTGTTTTTTCTTTCTGAGACATTGATTTTATCGCAGGATAATTATTTTCGATCAGCTCATCTTCAAGTTTAATATAAAGTTGCATTTAATTTTACCTTTTTTTAATAGTAGTTAGATTCTGTTTCGTAGAACAAATTATCTGAGTCTATTTCACAATATTTTGGTCTTTTGGGGTTAAAATTTTTGCAGTCACCTGATTTGTCTTTTTTGCAAATATTTTTGCAGTTTTTACAAACTTCTGAGATAATTTTTTTTTCGCAGTTCATTTTTTTACCCTTCAATTTTAAGGTTTGTTGTTTTGAGGTTCGTTTGAACCTCTATATATATTATAACACCATTTCAGATATTTTTCAAGTGTTATTTCGTAACTTGTTTGTTTTCATTGGCTTCTGACATTTCTTCAATCACCTGCTTAACATCATCAGTATACACCAATGCACAGACTAAACCTTCATTTCTGGAAAAAAAATTTGTGGAAAAGGTTTTGCGAGATGTATTTTAGTAGTAATTGGGATTTTTGAGAGGTTGTGCCCCAGGGAGCAAGCTCCCTGGGCACGGATAAACCCCCTTAAAAAATTTCACCCGATTTGTTGATATTAATATATATCATGGGGTGAAAGAAAAGGGTTGGGTTTATTCCTTCTCAAAAAAAAATATTTAATTATTTTTTTTGTAGGAGTGATGAACCATGATAGTTCGAGAAGAAAAAAAATCACATTACACCATCATCGATAACTCGATTTTACAAAACAAAAATATTTCCAACCATGCGTTTTGTTTGTTGACTAGACTAATGAGTTTACCCCCAAAATGGAATTTAAACTTTTGGGACATTTTTAGATATTCTAATACCGGAAAAGGCACATGTAGAAAAGCGGTGAGTGAGTTGGTCTCTATGGGGTATTTTGAGCCTGTCCCATATCGAGATCAGAGAGGTCAGTACGCAGGACTACACTACAATATACACGAAAAACCATGCAATCCGCAAACCGCTGATTTTGACACAGTTAATCCGCGTACCGATTTACGGTACACCGTGAAATGGTACGGTAACAAAAGTAATATATATATAAAAGAAAAACAAACACTAGAACAAGAAGCTACATATAATGCCGTTGTTTGTTCGGATAAAAAAATTAGAGTACAGGAAACCATCACACCAGTACAGGAAACCATCACACCAGTACAGGAAACCATCACACTGGTGCAGGAAACCATCATACCAGTTCAGGTCACACCAGTGCAGGAAACACCAGTGAAGGTCGCACCTATACAGGTCGCACAGGAGCAAAAACCCATCACACAGGAACAAAAATCAGAAAACCAGAAACAATTAAACAGAACTTTTCTTAGAAATAAAATCCGGTTGGAGATGGATCGGAATTCTTTAAACAGAACTCGCACACCAGAAGTAAAAAACAGTTTTGGTATTGAGCAGGTCAGCAACTCATTAGATTCCATGATGGAAAGTTTAAAAAACAATGTTGCCGAACAACAAATACAACTTACATCAAATCAACCTATTACAAAGGAGTCTAAACCCATTGAGCACGTTCGGCAGGTCACACCGGTTAACGTCACGCCTAAAAAACCTATCACAGAAAAGGATTTAGAGGAACTGTCAAAACTTAGTAAAGAATCATCTTCAGACGTGAAAAAGTTGCTTTGGAGATTTCGGTTTGAGTCATGTGAGTACATTCGGGCGCAGATCGAGTACTCAAACAAACACAGTAAAACAAATTTCCCTGGATATTTAAATGATTCATTGACAAAGGACTATGCAGGATTTAACAAAAAGCAGGCAGAAATAAAAGAAAAAGAAACAAAAAAAATTGAAGCCGAGAGAAAAAAGAAAGAAGAGGAGGCGAAAAATCATACAGTTATGGAGCAAATGAGAGAAAAAGCTCTTTCCATTTTTCGCCGTTTACCTGGAACTGTGCAGCAGGGAATAAAAAATATTTTTGATAAAAACGCTCTTATTCCGTACCATGACGACGAGAGTTTTTTGGATTACCTGGAGTTTCAGTTCAAAAAATTCGGTGAGCAGTGGTTTTTTGTCACAGGTTAGTACGGATTGCTTAATAGTTCAAAAGTGATATTCTCTTATTGTAAACTTGTGTCATTAATACTAGTTTGTATACTCCATGGCCTGAACTACCTAATAAATAATAATTTACGCTCATAACTAATATTATAATCAAAATGTCAAAAAATAATATATATTAGTGGTATATTGAGATAGTTGCCATTGTTTTTATTAGGAGATGTAAAAAAATTATGAATATTGGATATGCTCGCGTATCGACCTCAGATCAAGTTTTAGATTTGCAAATGGACGCGCTCAACGCAGTCGGTTGTACTAAAATTTTTACAGATGTTTGCTCGGGTAGACACACTACACCAAAACCCGGTTTTATTTCCGCACTCGATTATATGCGGGCGGGAGATTGCTTGATTGTCTGGAAACTAGACAGGATGTGCAGATCACTGCGTACCTTGATCGATATAATAAACAATCTAAACAATAAAGGAATGTTTTTCAAGTCACTTCAGGAAGATTTGAACACCAACTCAACCGCTGGGAAATTAATATTTCATGTTTTTGGTGCGCTCGCTGAATTTGAGCATGATGTTATTAGGGATCGTTGCCATGCCGGTTTAGTTGCTGCTCGTGCTCGCGGTAGGTTCGGCGGTAGACCAAGAAAGGTTAACGATTCTAAAATTGTCATACTGAAATCTTTGTTGGCGGATCGCAGGCACTCGATAAGTGATATATGCAAGTCTCTAAAAATTTCAAGAGCAACTTTATACCGTTACGCCAAAATAAACACTATAGAACTAAATCCTACCTCACCTTCAAGAGAGTTGAGAAATTTTTCTAAAGTGATCGAAGAAAATCCTATTGAAAACCCCAGCGAGGTACTATTAAGCCAGGAAAAAAATTAATTTGAACTGATACACGGGTGAAAAATGCTTTTAAAATTTAACACCTACAACACTCGTCGCAACTTACCGCCGGATCGCCCAACATTGTCCACCGGTGCCCAGATTGATTCTTTCTTAGCTGATTTTCATTTCCAATAAAAATTCACTTTTATTGTCTCAAAATGATATATGTTATAAATAATGAGACTAAATTCTATTTAAAACAGGAGAAAAAAAATGTACGATTTAAAATGCCCGTACTGCAACCAAGAAATTGAAATTGACTATGACAAAAAACATAATGATGATGGTGAATCCGAGTTTCAAGACTGCGAAAACTGCGGCAAAACATTCGGCTTCATCACCCATGTTACGTGTATTTACGTAACTCCTTGCCAAAACAATGGAGACCACAAACTAGTTGATATTTTTCGTTTTCCACCGGAACTATCGACACGCCCGCGCACGCGCGGAGTATACTCTATTTTTCCCGCTCTCACCAGACGCTCTTTCGACACGCCCGCGCACGCGCGGAGTATACTCCAAATTTTGTTTAAAAACAAAACACGTCGCAGTTAGTGAGTGAAAATTAATTCCTCACCATTCGGCTACGTGACTAGCCGGTTTGATTTAAAAATAGTTTCTGGGAAAAAATAATAATGTTTGGAAAATATTTTGCGTAATGTATTTTAGTATTAATCAGTTGTTTTTGAGAGGTTGTGCCCCAGGGAGCAAGCTCCCTGGGCACGGATAAACCCCACTAAAAAATTCACCCCGAGTTGTTGATATTAATATATATCATGGGGTGAAAGAAAAGGGTTGGGTTTATTCCTTCTCAAAAAAAAATATTTAATTATTTTTTTTGTAGGAGTAGAAAAATGGAACAAACCCTGAGAAAAATAGAAGAAAAAAGGAATAGTTTACTCACATACACGATGAGCGCAGAGTTAAAAAACGAATTTGGATGGTTGGGCGCGTCGATTATACATAATTTTCAGTACTGGCAAAAACAAAATATAGAGAACAAAAAAAATTTTCATGATGGGAAAACCTGGGTTTTCACGACTATTCGAAAATTGGCCGAAAAATATTCAGAATCGTGGTTTGTAGTGTGGAGAAAAATAAACCAACTGAAAAAATATGGTATTTTAGAAACCGGAAATTACAACCACTCTCCATGGAATCGCACCACATGGTACACAATAATTTCACCATACGTGATGGATTTTTACGAAATACCTTATCAAAAATCTGAACTAAAAATTTTCGATCAAAAGGGAAAAAATCGGCCTGAAACCCGCGATACTATGCATTCTGCATCTATGCAGAATGGATTATGCGCCGATGCAGAATCATTAAACATATTAAAACAAAATATAAAAAAGGACATACAGACTCTAGAACTAGAAGCATCTCAGGAGAAAGGGTTTGTTTGTTCTGATTTAAAAATCAAAAATGAAAAAATTCCAGTACAGGTCACACCAGAGATTAAAAAAAACATTTCATCAGAACCGGAAAAAATTTCTTCTGTTATTAAGACTCAAATGGAAATTATATTAAAAAAAGAAGCGCCTGAACCGATTAAAATTGCAACTTCAACGCATGAAAAGGAAACTCCAGAACCTGAACAAAATTTGCATCTTATTGATACTAAACAGGTTAATGAGTTGGTGAGTGTTGCAAGAGTAAAAAACTTTTCACTCAGACAGTTAATTCTAAAAAACATTTTAATTCACTCATTTCAGTTGATCAAAAAAAATTTGGAACTTTCAAACAAAAAAGTTAAATTTGATTGGGGATACGCTAGTTATGCGTCAAAGGCGATTGACGGAGATTACGCGAGGCAAGCACGTGAAAAAGAGGAGCTGAAAAATAAAGAGCGTCTGGTGAGAGCGGGAAAAATAGAGAATGCAAGAAAAGAGGAGGTGCAAATAAAACAGAAAAATGAAGCTTTTGTAATTCAGAAACAACAGGAAAATCAGAGCCTTGAGGAGTTTTTCAATGGAATTCCTGAATATCGATTAGTTTACTATAGGGAAAAATTCCTTGCTCAGACGAATGCTTTTATGAGGGATTTTATCCAAGAAGTTGGTTGGACTTCTGATTATGTGATGTCATCTTTGCGGGAGTTTATAGACAAATGTTCCGAAAAAGAAACACAGGGAGCGTTATCAGAGACTATTGAGACTATATTTTTTTAAATCATTTTTTATGTAATAATTTTTTCCTTTTAGCAGATTAATAGCTTGATTAATATAATATTTCCAGTCTATATTTTCTATTTCTTTGAAATGGTTGAGCTTTCCAAGTTTCCAAAAAGAAACATACTCCTTTAAATCTTCAATTACTTTTAACGCCTCTCCTGGATCAACAACTGGTTCCAAGGACACCCATGTATAAATCCCCAGGTTATGCGCAATTTTTACAGCTTCATAGCGAGAGACAATTGAGGGTGCTCCAGGTTCCCATTTGGCTCTCATTTCTTCGGATCTCATTATTATTGTGCTACCAAATTTCCAGTTATTTTTTAATAATATATCAAAATTACTAACAGCACGAAACCCGGCCTTTGTTAAAATTTGTGGTATCAATCTATATTTTTCACATATTAGTAATGCTTGTTTTGTTAAAAAAGCAGCCTCTTCAGATTGATAAGGATCGGTCATAAAAGAAAAAAGGATTTCTCTTTTGTCCCCTTGTAATTTTATAGCATCTTTTTCTAATTGTTTTAAAATTCTGGTTCTGGGATGTGGAGCATTAGACCAATCGTCTAATGTTTTTCTAAAGATGGCCGGACAATAACAATATTTACATTTGTGGGAACAGCCCGTAAAAAGATTGCAGGCTAACGGAGAATACTCTAAAGCTTTACCTCTCGGTTCATAAATAACTGGCATTTTCACGCCTCATTTTTTAAAATGAAATTAAAATGGTTATAATATAACCTTTGTTTATAATACAATATATGAATTGCATTATTCATAATTTTTTATTTAATATAACAGCAAAATAAACAGTCGCTTGCTTCCACGTACCACAACCGTATTTTACTACCAATCGGTCAACACTCCACTGTGGAACAATGCAATTTAAAACATGGCGAAGATACGATGGGTATCTGTGGTAAATCGCAGCCATAAGAGTCAATGATCTTTCAGGCCAATCACATTTATTCCTAATAAATTCAGGTATTGCTGTTCTCATCATCGCTACCCTACGTAATGTTCCGTCGGTACACGCCATCACGAACTCTACGCCTCTCAGTATGCCATCTCATTAATTATTACTCCATATTGTTCCGGTCATTTTTGCGATCTCATAATTATTAATATAAATTGTTTTTTTGAGATGTTGAATTAAATATTTGTTATAGAGATAACAAATATGTTGTATATTATTGTTATGAGACAAGAAATAGAAACCGAAAAGGATTATGAAGAAAATTTAACGCTCGCAATGAAAAAGTTAAATTCTTTGCCTGAAGAACAAAAAAACAAATACTTTTCACGCGCCAAAGTCGGATCTCCTGAGCTGCGTAGGGAAGTCGCTGCACTGATCTACATGCGAGAATCAATTTTTTAAGGGCGTGGAGATGAAGCCGGACTACGTTATTAAAAACTTTTTGTCTGATATTTTAAATTTAACTCACGAGCCTAAAGGAACAAAAGTATTTTTAAAAATAATCCGTAGACTGCCTTTATGCGCTCTTTATGATACAATGTCGCTCACAAAAGTTGATTGCAATGAGCTTGACAAAAGGAGCATTCCTCACAATAGCGGGAAAATTTTTGTGTACCACGCTAAACACGTAGCCGAAAAGTTTAAAATTGACCTTGGATTCAAAAAAACTAGTTGTAAATAACAATCATTAATGATAATATTTTAAAAAAGGGACAGAGGTAAAACGCATGGAAACAGAGGAAAATAATACTCCAATAGACCAAAAATCCAGCACCGAAAAAGCACCGCTAACAGGTAAGGCACGAGCTTTAGCCAACTTACGACCCCCTTGGAAACCTGGATACTGCCCGAATCCGGTAGGCAGAAAAAAGGGATCGAAGAGTTTTAAAACAATTTGCAAAGAAATTTTAAAATGGGATTGCCCAGAAGAAATTTCCAAAAGCATAAAAAAAACCTTTAAAAACCAGGCACCAGAAAAATTGTCTAATGAAGTCGCGCTAGGAGTGCTGGCTGTTAAATATGCAATGGCAGGAAATGAAAAATTTTATGATCGACTATTCGGGAAAGTCGCGGATGTCATGGAAGAGTCTAATAAAATCAACATGGGCACAATCATATCTGAAATACATCGGGTAGCACTAAAAGCAATCAGTGAAGAAGAAGCCAATGAAACTTTTTAGATCGCAAGCCGTCTCTATCCTCAATTCTGATAAGTTCTTAAACTTCTGGATTGGTCCCGTTCGGAGTGGAAAAACTATAGCGTCAATTTTTCGCTGGATAACCTTTGTATCCGAATACTCAGGAACAAACAGTTTAATCATGATAGGTAAAACGCAACAAACGTTATACCGTAATGTCATAAAAATAATAGAAGAATTGATAGGAAAAAACTGCTACTACTCATCTTACAAGAATGAGTTTAAAATATTTGATAAAATATGTTACACTATTGGGGCGAATGATTCCGCTGCTGAAGGAAAAATACGGGGATTTTCAGCAGGCGGGGCTTATGGTGATGAGGTTGTACTGTGGCCTTACAACTGCTTCCAGATGTTGATTAGTAGACTCTCTGAAGCCGGTTCAAAAGCTTTTTTTACCAGCAATCCAGATAGTCCAATGCACCCGATAAAAGTCGAATATTTAGACAAAAAAGACTCTTTAGATATGTCACTATTTGAATTTACATTTGACGAGAATGTTTTTATAGCACAGGATTTTAAAGAGCAGTTAAAAAAAATATACACTGGTCTATGGTATCGGCGTTTTATTCTTGGGCAATGGTGCCTTGCAGAAGGAGCTATAATTGATTTTTTTGATGAAGAGGAGCATACTCTTACGAAATGTCCGAAGGCAAAATACTATAATCTTGCAATAGACTACGGAGCCAATAACCCTTTTTGTGCTTTACTTATAGGACATAACAATGAGACGCGGCCAAAAGTCTGGCCGCAACACGAGTTTTATCATGACGGAAAACTTTCAGGTACGCGCACTAATAGCGAATATGCCGATATGTTAGAAAGGTTCTGTAAATCTAATCTAGGTGAAAACTGGCGAAATTATGTAAATAAAACCATTATCGACCCTTCAGCAGAATCTTTTCAAATAGAACTGGAAGGAAAATATTTTCCAGGTGTAACGCATGCAAATAATGCGGTTTTAGATGGAATTCTTTTCACCTGTTCGCTATTAAAATCAGGAGTTTTGGCTTTTTCCAATACCTGCACTAACCTGATAAAAGAAACTTACTCATACACCTGGGATGCTAACGCGCAAAAACATGGTGTTGACGCACCTGTTAAGGTCAATGACCACGTTATTGATGCACTTCGATACGGAGTATATACAGAACTTGGCGGTTCGAACGTTGATTTAATATCATTAACCAAATGGTAAAAGGTAAAATTTTATGAATGAAAAAAGAGATGGCTGGGGTAATATTTTTACTGGCATGGGTAATTTAAACAGAGATAAAAAAATGTCTACTGTTTACGGCACTTGTAATAGACTATCACAACAGGAATTGACGGAAATATTTAGAGGTGACGGACTTGGCAATAGAATTATTACTGTACCTGTTGGTGATATGCTGAGGGAATGGTTTACGGTAACTGGTGACACCGGTGGCGAGGTTAACATGAGACTCGATGAGCTATCGGCAAAAACAATTTTTGACGAAGCGTTAATGTGGGATCGTCTTTACGGAGGTTCAGTTATTTTAATGTTTATTGATGACGGACAGGAACTAGATCAACCTGTGAACGAGGAACAAATCATTGATGTTATGGGCTTCCAGGTCTATGAACGATATTATGTTACGTGGTCTACTTCAGATTTATATCAAAATAGAATTGATCCCAATTATGGCAATCCTGAGTTTTATAACGTCATGAACATTTCAACGGGGGTAACGTTTCGAGTTCATGAGTCTCGTGTAATGCGTTTTAATGGGGAATTGGTGCCGGTATTGAGCAGGCAAGAAAATCAGGGTTGGGGGGATTCGGTAATAATAAAAATATATGATCGGCTTCGGGGGCTTGCTGAGGGTTATGATGGACTTGAGCACATAGTAACGGATTTTGTCACCAACATACTAAAGGTAAAAAATTTAGATTCATTAATGGCGACAGCCGGCGGAACTGAAAAGGTAATAAATAGATTGCAAATGATTGATATGACACGCCATATAATGAATACCATGATACTTGATGATGGTGAAGTTTTAGAGCGCATAGTATCCGCAGGAGCGACTGGGGTAGCTGACATTTTGATACATTTGATAGATGTTTTAGTTGCGGTGTCCGGTATACCAAAAGTCAAGTTATTCGGTGAACAGTCTCAGGGATTAGGCAGTGAGGCGAGCGGGAATATTAGAATGTACTATGATGAAATAGCTTCAATGCAGTTGAAAAAACTTCAAAAACCTTTAGAAAAACTTGTCCGGTATATAATAAAATCGAAAAACATGGATGAAGAAATTGATGATTGGACTATAGAGTTTAATCCTCTATGGCAACCGTCGGAATCCGAAGAAGCCAATACAAAAAAAATTATAGCGGAGACGGATAATATTTATTATAACATGGGATTGCCTGAACAGCTAATTTTTGCAACCAGGTTTACAGAAGCCGCAACCGCGTCGATAAAGGTACCTGCGGAACTGATTGAATATTATAAAAAAACTTCTGTGGCAGTCAATAAAGGGATTGCGCCGAAAGAATTAGAAGAGGTTGAGCCTAAAGAGGGAGCTTAATTTTATGGTTCATATTTTTACCTTTCTTAAGGCACTGGGAAAAAGCAAGATGCGTATTCGTGCCATGTCTAAAAAGCGACCCCCTAAAATGAAGTATCCTACAAAACTTGAAAATATTTATGTGGAGTATTATAAAAGTTTAGTCAGGTCATGGAAAGAAATCTATTTAGAAACAATCGATCAAAAATTGAGCGATATTCATTTCCAGTTTACGGGTAAAGTGGATTCGTGGCAAAGCGATCTGGAATCTATCGTAAACGTGTTTACCTTACAAGCGAATACTGCAACATTGTCGGTTATTCCAGCAGCAAAGGAAATGGCTGATCTGGTTTCTAAATTTAACTATTTAGAATTCCAAAGAACAGTTCAAAAGGTGATTGGTATACCGGTTTATTCTGCGCCTGCTGCCATGGAAAAATATCTCAGCATTTTTACTGCGCAGAACGTTTCATTGGTGACCAACCTGAGTCAATCCCTGGAAGGTGAAATAAATCGAGTGGTTCAACGTGGGTTGCAATACGGAAAAAGTGTAAAGGAGATCAAAAAAACTTTATTAGGCACTGACATTGATCAGGGTGTTTTTAACAGAATAGAGACGCGCGCGGAATTAATTGCACGTGATCAGGTCGGTAAACTCAATGGGCAAATGACTAAAATCAGACAGGAAGATCTAGGAATTGATCGGTATATATGGCGTACTGCTATGGATGAGCGAGTTAGAGACTCTCATGAGGTATTACAAGGAATGTTATGCCAGTGGAATGATGGCTCGATTTACTCACAGAATGACGGGGAAACCTGGGATGATAGGGATTCCATCGGCGCGTATGTCGGTGAGCCTGGGGAGGATTATCAATGCAGGTGTTACGCGGAGCCGTATTTTAAAAACCTTTTGGAAGAGGAAACAGAATGAATGAAAATGTTAAAAAATCTATATGTAATGCGTCGATTAATTTTCATGAAGTTTTAAAATTTAAATTTGAAGAAGAACCCTTTTTTACTGGCAGAATTGTTTATACGATTGATTGCAAAGACGGCGGTATAGGTAGTTATGAAGCGTTCATACAAAGAAAAATAAATAAATAGTTTGACTTTTATATTTTTTATGTTATATTAATATTGTGTAGGATGCGAAAAGTCTAGTGATGTAGTTCCCCGCAAACGCGGGGATGAAGCGATTTAAGCCCTACTCAGGCGATGAGCTTGAGTGGGGTTTTTTTATTTTGGGGGATATTTTTACATGGATGTAAAAACAATTAGCGTTACTCATGTAGATTTCGTTAAGAAAAAAATAGGCAGTTTTGCAAAAACCTCTGAGGGATATTTAAAGGGCAGTGGAGCTATTGCCAAGGTTGGCGTTTTAAAATATACCCTTACCGATGGAACTACAATCAACGAACTAGTCCCAGAAGAAACATTGTTTGAACCTCAAAGCTTGGAAACTGTTCATTTAAAGCCAATTACAAATATGCACCCGCAGGAAAAACGCGTAGATTGCAACAATGCCAAGGAGAAAAAAATCGGTTGGGTTGGTGAACAGACAAAAAAAATAGATAGTTATTTAGTGGCTAATATGCTCATTACGGATGCCGATGCAATCAATGCGGTTAATCTGGGTAGACAAGAGCTGTCACCTGGATATACATGTGATTTGGTGATGCAACCCGGTGAATACAATGGCGTGAAATATGACGCGGTACAAACCAACCGTAGGTACAATCATGTTGCTATGTGTGATCGAGCGCGTGGGGGGGATGATCTGAGAATAAATTTAGATTCTGAATTTGATGGATACGAAACAAATGTAAATGATAAAATATTTAATCGAAAGGAAACTTTTATTATGGCACTTTTTAAAATCGATGGTGTTGATTATGAAATTTGTCCTCAAGCGGTGAATTTTATTACAAAGCTTGAAGAAAATTTAAAGTCAAAAGTTGACGAATGCGATAAAACGGCTGCTTTGCTCGATGCTGCAAAGCAAAAAATAACAGACCTGGAAAAAAGAGACACAACCGCTGAAATAGCTACAGGGGTAAAAAATAGAATAGCTCTTTTAAACAGTGCAGCAAAAATTTTA